GTGTAACGAGCAGAGAGTTGGTCATAGAGGTTGTCCTCCATGGCCTCTTCCGTGATCGAGAAACCCATGGCAATCGTTTCATGGTTGTAACGAGCCGTGAACGCTTCCTGAGCATTGTCGTAGGCAATGGCAGAGCCTTCGGCCTTAACCGGGGCGGTACCAAATCCTGACAACTTGACTTCCTCTTCGAACGCTTTCTCCGAAGTCTCGGTCTCATAGATGAGCGTATGCTCATCCTCATACTTGGCATACTCCAAACCAAAGAGCGCGTTAAGCCCCGGCAGGAGTTCCTTCAACATTTGTGCGCGTGAAATAGCCATTTGTGCTAACTCCTAATTATGCCGTGACGCTACTGTAGTAGCCGTGGGTCAAAACATTGAGTTTGACCAACAACTCCGGGAACGTCGTGAACACGATGGTCGATGCCGCCGGAATCGCCGTCACCGAACCCGGCACATCAATGGCTGCGTTGAGGGTGACTGAGGTGTCTCCCGCAGCGGCTGCTGCCGTTACGAAAGATCCAGTCTGAATCAACTGACCATTGCTGGCATAATAAGCCACACTCGTTCCAACCGTGATCGCCGCCGGAAGACCCGAACCCGTGAGGGTGACCGTAGTCGAGGAGGACGAACCTGTAGCCGTAATCGAAGAGGAAGTCTCTTCAACCACGCCCACACAACGCAACGGGAGGATCGTGGTCACAGGCGTAGCCGTTGGCGCGAGAATCGCGTTTGCGGAATTACCTGTACTCGTACTTCCCGTGTTGTTGACGCAAGAGAGGTTGGTTCCAACAAGCGCATACGCGCCTGATGCCATGACCGTAGTTGCAGAGCAAACCGCAGCCTTGAACACCGTGTCCGGGTCATCGCAGACATAAGCGACAGCATCACCAGCCAGCGTCGAAGCCGGGTAGTACTGCGAGAATCGCTTGCTCTTCGTGACCGGATCGGTATAGGAGCAACCCAAAAAGACACCTGTGACAGCGTTAGAACTGGTGGTAGCACCAATTGAAACGCGGGTCGCAGAACCTCGCACGACTTTGACGAAATCTCCGTAGAAGATGTCCGTCGCAAAGCCGTACTGGATCGGGTACATACGGGTCGAACCCGCGAATACCTGCCCGCCGATCAGGTTAATCGGCTTCAGCCCGTAAGGGGCCGAGACATTAGTTCCAGAAGCCATTTGAGATTACCTCGTAAAAAGTTTAAACAGATTGATTGAATCAACCACGTCCAAAGGTTGTTCGCGTAGAACGCTCCGGATTCAGGAGCGGCATACGCGGGTCATTTTCCCGCAGGAAACTGCGGTCAACGCCTTCGATCTGCCTGTCAGCCAACTCTTGGAAATACTTCTTACGGGATTCCATCTTCTCTGCCGGAGCCTTGCAAAGCAGCAAACCACCGACTTCGACATTGCCTTTGAACTGAGAATTATGGTCAGACATGATCTTCAACTCAGGATGATCTTCTGCCTTCACAGGTTCCCAGCCCTCACGGAACTGACGCGAGACGTTGGTGTTATCCGTACGCCCCAGAGAAGAAGTGCGAATCCAGCGAAATACCCAGCCATCTTTTGGCTCAGGGACCGGAAGCGATGATTGCGGCATCCAAGAATCGTTAGGACGAGCCTCGGCTTGCCGTTCAATACGAACATTGCGCTCATTAGCCATTTAAACTCTCCTTGATGAGTTGTTTGGCGTACTGCTCGGGGGTGAGGCCAAGTCTCTTGGCGAGAGAAACTTGTGTTGCAGTCAATTGGATTTTGCGGGGCTTGGCTCCGTTACTCCGATTGGAGGGAGCGACCACCGTTGAAGGTCGTCTCGAAGAAGAGGACTGTGTTTCTTCTTCGAAATAGTCCGGGAAGCGCAACCGCATAGTGCTGTTGATCTTCTCGTAGTACTCGTCCGTGTCCGGCTTTACGCCATGATCGCGGATCAAGGTTTCGTGCGTGGCATAGGCCAAGGCGGTCATCTCTCGGTTCGTGCCGAACCACGGATTTTCCTTAGTCCATGACATCGTTTTTGCAGACGGTTGCGGCAAAGGTACCGGTTGGTACTGCTGCTGCGTCTGTGGCTGCACAGCCTGCTCTTGAGGCTGGAACTTGGGTCGAGACTGAATGTTCCTTTCGTACTTTTCAGCCTCCCGAAGTTCAGTCTGAGCATTCAGTAGGCTTTCTTGTGCGGCAATGATCTTTTCAGCGTCACCCTGCTCATAGGCTTCCTTGTACCGGAACTTGGCTTGCTCAAGGGCGATAGTCGCCTTGGATTTGATTTGCTGTACGAGGGCACCTTCACCACGCTGGATGAGGTTCTCATACTGTTGGTTTTTGTGTGCAAGTTGCTGTGCGAACTGGATGGCTTCCTCACGCATGCGCTCGGCGGCTTCACGCTGACGGCGCTCTTCGTGCTGTTCGTACTTCAACTTGTTGATGCGTTCCCGGACTTTCTTAGAATAGCCCGACAACTCTTCATCGCTCTCTTCCGGTGCAACCTCAACCTTGGCATCAGCCTTGGCTGGCTTGCGCGGGAGATCATCGATGATCTCCAGTTCCACCTCAGGGGTGGCCTCTTCTTTCGGTTCAGGTTCTGTGGGAACCTGATAGGAGACTCCGAAGAATCGGTCCTCTCGACTAGTCTCTAGTTCGCTCATACCTTCACCACTCCCCTCGGATCTTCAACAACCGCCTCGACTGAGTCGTCATTGATCAAACGGAACTCTTTGCCATGTACCTTGAAGCGCGTACCCGAATAAGACCGCATCATGATCCAGTCTCCTTTCTGACAGTACGGTCCTGAAGGGAATCTCTCTGGGGCTTTGTATGCATCGGGACCCATCTCTAGGACGAACCCGACGATGCTTCCAATCTCTTCGTTTTGAAGAGTCTGGGAAGACTTGATAATGCCCCCTTCGGTTTTCTCCTCAGGGTCTGGAAGTGCAATAAGTAGTTTGTACCCCGTTGGTTTTGGTAATTGACTCGCTAACTTTTCAGACATAGTTCCTCGCACCGGAATATTTAAACGTGTCCGGAGTCACGCGCAACGCAATATGCGAAGTTGTTTAATCGTCGTCAATTTGCTTTGTTAAGTCAAGCAGTTCCCGTTCGGCAATTGCCAGACCGTGGATCACACCACAACATCGCTTGTAATCCGCATAGTCCGTACATCCCCCTCCGGAAATGTGATCGGCCATCTCATTCATCTGGTGACGAATGGATTTCTTCAGGTAATCAGCGAGATTGTGGTGGCTTGCGGTTTGCATTCAGCAGTTCCCGTGAAATCTGTACGCCCAACTTGGCCCCTTCGATCTGATCTCGCGAGGAGATCTCCTTGCCTTGCATCTCGGCCTGCATGTTGGCATTGGCGATCTGAACTCCAAGACGCGCACCTTCGATGCGCTCTTGGGTGCGCTGACGCTCTTGATCGGCCTGCAGTTTCAGGCGGGTCTTTTCCATATCCGCCTGAATCTTCGCCATCTCGGCCTGAGCCTTGTTCTGGATTTCCTGCTGGCGGAGTTGCAGTTTCTGCATCTCCATCTGAAGGACGGGGTCTTGGGCCTCTTCCATCTGCTTTTGCATCTGGGCTTCGGCCTGATCCTTTTGCAGCAACTGGGCTGCAGCCGGGGCGACCAACTGGGAAATGCGGTATTCGATGTCCTCTGGGAGCGGTTCTCCCGGAGGAGGGAGTTTGACCCCCAACTGCTTTTCGATCTCCATGCGGTACTGGAAGGCCAGATGCTCCGCAATATGTGCGGCGATTGCGCCTTGCATAGCCTGTGCGTTCGGAGATTGACCCGCCATTTGCTGGATCTTCGGGTCTTGTATAAACGAAGTGTGGGTCTGAATGTGGGCTTCGTGATCCTGATAGATGAAAGCCTTGGTCGGGATGTTGTTGAGGAATCCCATGTTCTCGGAGACAGGGTCGGTCGGCAGCAGTTCCTGCTGAGTCTTGACGATCTCCTGTGCATCCGCGATGCCCAAGGTATCCAACATCTGACGATGCAGGAGCGGCATGTTGTACATATCCGGCGCTCCGGATGCCAACTGCAATGCCGCTTGGTACTTCATGATGCGCTGGGCCATGGTTCCCGCATTCGGATCTGAAACCGGAACAATATCGATCCGATCATCGAAATCCTGTGCGGTTAACTCTTTACCCTTCACATCGTAGGGGTATTCCTGAGGGCCGAAGTCTTTCACCAGATTGGCGAGGATCTTCAGTTCCTTCTTCATCGATGCGTGTAAACGGGCCTGAACGGCGGTTTGCACCTTCATCGATCTTTCCAACAAGGCTAAGGTGGTGCCCACCGGAGCCTCGTTGTTCATATCCGCCACCTTCATGTCGGCTTGGGACGCAAAGCGACGACCCTCTTCGACGATGTTCCCGAGCAACTGATATAGAACCGTCGAGGGTTCCTTGTACGGGAGGAAGGTGATGTTTTCGCGTAGGGTTCCCGACGGAATATCAACGTCACGGAACTCACCCGGCATGATGGGTGTGTCGTCGCCTTTGATCCGGAGTCCGCGAGTTTTTAATCCGCCGGGAAGGTTTGAGAGGGTTCCCGCGTCAACGAGTTGACGAAGGATGCTCGTAGCAGACTTAGCCAGTCCGCCAACCATGTGAACGAGTCCGAACCCGTAGAACCCGAGTCCCGGCAGATAGGTGTAATGCACGAAGTGCTGACGGCGCTTCTTGAGGGGATCTCCCTCGTAGTAGTTCCGTCGTATCGAAAGGATAGTGCGGGAACCTTTATCAATGGTGATGACGTACGGCAACGCAATGCCAGTCGGCTCCCCATTCATGGTGTCTTCGAATCCCGGCAGATCGTAATCGACCAGCATCTCCAACAAGGTATAGCGGCTGTCGATATCGATAGCCGAATCCCCGTTCATCTTGTCGTACTTCTTCTGGATATCGGTGATATCCGGAGTCGAAGGCGGCAGTTCCACATCTGAATAGAATCCCGACACCTGAAGTTTGCGAACTTCGTTCGGGGTCTTCTTCATGACATGGGTGGATCGTTCGCAGGTATAGAGATCCGGGGTTCCATAAGAAACCACAAAATCCTCTGCCGGAACGAAAAGCGATGTCGGCCTTCCAAGGTTCGGATCGAAATAGACTTTACGGAAAGCAGATCCTGCCAATGCGAGTGAGAAGAGCATCTTCTCGGTCTCTGAGCGATATTCGCTCATGTTTTCAGTCAAGAGGTAATTCAGATAATCCTGAACCCGAACTGCCTGTTGGAGTCGCTCTGGGGTCTGTTCCCCCAGAATCTTGGTCATGACTGGTCCACGGGCCGGGAAGATTTCCTGAATGGACTGGGCTTGGAACCGAACCACTGCTTCAGAGAGCATCGGGTGGAACACGCCACAGGCTCCATCCCATGGCTGTGTTCGCTGTTCGATCTTCAATCCTAGAAGATCCAGACCCTTCATGTAGGTCTGTTCCCATTCCTTACGGGAATCTTTATCCGCATCAAAGAGCGTGACCAGTTCCGTCGCAATGCTCGTCAGATCGTTGTCGCTGATATAGAGAGCGAGATTGTCGTCGTGGGCGGCTTGCTGCTGCTCGGGTCCGAGTTGAACTTCAACTCCCCCATCGGGCAGTTCGACCATGATCGAATCATCCTCCGGTGGGAGGACATCGATTTCCATACCTTGCCCTTGCGTCATGAAGGGCATCAATGCACGATCAACCGCCACGTCGAATCTCCTTAGAGATCGGTGAACTTACCGCCTTTGACGGCAGCACCCATCCCACGGGCAACACCTTTGGTTCCCATGACCTGACCGCCAACGTCATACATCGCCTTAGGACGCTTGGCACCGGCCACCATCACGGGCTTGCCCAAACCTTTCATCTCGCCCTTGAGTTTGTCCTTGGGCTGTTTCCGAGACTTAGGGGCTTCCTTCATCTCGGTCTTCGCAGTACGACCTTTCATCAGTAATACTCCACTTTGCGTTTATACATAGGCTCATCGGGAGCATCTGACGGCAATGGAAGAAATCCTCCACGCCGATATCTCAGGAGAGCCTGTGTGCCTGAGTCTACATAGTCATCATGCTCCCCGGCGGGAAATGATGCAAATTCTTCAACGACTTCTTCTGCAAATCGGGTCTGTGGTCGCCACACTTTCCCACTAGAGAACAGATCCGCAACCGCATTGACGCGAGCAATCTTGTCGTTACCACGGGATGGGGTGTATTCGGCTACCGGGATTCCCATTGCCCGAAGTTCAAAAATCAAAGGGGTTCCAGCCGCCTTGGCTTCGACGATCAGCGCCTCGGGTTTCCAGTACTGGTACAACTCGTAGGCCCGTTTCTTCAGTGTGGGGAACTCCATCTTCTCCTTTACGGCATCCATGAGGATGATGTTGGGCTGAACGACCCCGTTGTTGTCCGGATGATAGAAAACCCCCCAAGTGGTACAGGCGGAGTAGTCCGAACGCTCTTTCTTCAGGAACGCGGTGTCCCATGACTGGATCAAAAACTGACACTGTGGTGGATTCTTGTGTTCCCAGACCTGCCACCACTCGCGTTTAATCAGCGCACCTTCTTCACTGGTCGGATCTTGCTGGTACTGAGCCTGCCATTTGTGAATCGGGATTTCGTTGCGGATGGCTTCTAGTTCGGCAAGGGGCCAGAACTCAGGCCAAAGCGGGTTCCCTGAAGGAAGTATGGCTGGGAACTCAATCACCTCCCATTCATCGACCCCTTCTCGCATCGCAGAGGCTTTCAAGACCTGACCTACCAAGTCTCTCTTCGACCAACGGGTACAAATAACGACAATCGCCCCGCCCGGTTGCAGACGTTGGCGAGGACCGGAGGTGTACCACTCGTAGGCATGGTCAAACACGGTCGGATCAGCCGACTGCCCCTCTTGTTCGTCATGGGGATCGTCGATGATTAAGAGATCGGCACCCTTTCCGGTGACGGCACCACCAATACCGATAGCGAAATACTCCCCTCCTTTGGAAGTACTCCAGCGTCCTGCGGCTTTGGAGTCAGCCCGGAGTCCGACATTGGGAAAAACTGCGTGGTAGTCCTCAGAATCCACCAAGTTTCGGACCTTTCTGCCGAAATTCACCGCCAATTCAGCAGTATGGGAGGTCTGGATCACCTTCTTGTGTGGGAACCTGCCCAAAAACCATGACGGGAACAGATATGACCCGAATTCGCTCTTGGTGTGGCGAGGAGGCATACAGATGATCAATCTTTTGAGTTTGCCAGAGGCAATCTCCTCAAACTTCTCCCCCATGATCTTGTGATGTCTGCCCGAAATGAACCCCGGCCACATCCTTTGCACGAAAGGAATGAACTTTTCCCGACATTCTTCCTTGGCTTTGGCTCCTTCGTACTCCTCAAGGAGCCTCAATATGTCTTTTTGTTGGTCAAACGGTAACTGCTTGACTTTATTCAGGATTTCTGGGGTTATATTCAAACGAAAGATCCTCAAAATGCAGGGACAATAGCCCCCGTTTCAGCATATTCTGGATCATTTCGGCTGTGGTCTCTTCGTTCAGTGTCATCCTATCTCTATGGGGCACCCTTTGGAGTGCCCCTATCTATACCAAGTTTAAAAAATCTCTTACCAGTGTGGAGTATTCCTAAAAACTGGTCCGATTTTAGCATATTATTAAGGGAAAGTCAATACTAATTTCTAAAATTTTTGCAGAAATTTTTTTGGAAAAATCAATTCCACGGGAACCTTCAACAAAAGCACCGAAGAATCTCCACGGGAACACTTCCCACTGGAACCACATACCACCGGGGTGTTGTAAAAAAGCGACAGTAATGGGAAAACAGTGGGATCGTTTGAGCGGAATCGCATGTATACCAAGCATGCGGTACCGCGCTGCGAAAAGGGGGGTGGCCACCTCGTTTTTCGGCTGATTTTGACCGGTTAAACAGCCTCACCCCCCGTTACGGATCAATGACTTAGGCCAGACTGACCCTCGATTTCCGCTGGAACTGGCTGCATGTCAACGTGTAAACGCTCCGGTGGAACCTGATCAGCGACCTGAGGCTGCACCGAGGGCGCTGATCCCTGCAGCAATGACGCTAGCCGCGCCTCAAGTTCCGCTGCCACTAATGAGGCGGGACGTTCCCGGTGATCCTCGACTACGTCACGATAGAGGCCGCATGCCTTGCCCAAGAGTTCAGCGGCGCGTAACTGAGAACTGGTAGCAGACTCGGAACCCTTCGACCACTTGCGGAGTAGATCGACGAGCATGTCGCGATCAGAGACCGTGACAGCCTCACTCTGCCGCCTCTTAACCGCTGCTAGCGCCTCGATGCATGCCTTGACCTTGCCGTTCACCATCAACTCCGCCGCACGGCGCTGCACGGTCGCAGGCTGCATCTCACTCGCGTCATACGAGTTGCGATAGGAATCCGCGATAGACATACCCGCAATCACGTTTTCTGCGAATTTACGCTGCTTTTCCGTCAGCCCGTACTCGTCAGTGATACCTGCCATTTGCGCGTTTAACCCTTGTTTTCCAGTGACTTTGATAATCTTTGATCATGTAGAGATTGAAATCGCTCCAAAACCACCCCCGAAACCTACCCTCTGGACCGTGTAAACGCAAATATTTTCAAACTAAATTCGACCGATAATCAATGACTTAGGCAACATGTGGCAAAATGATGCGTTTAACCTGTTGACGTGTGACCATGAAATCCTCAGAGTTCGCAACACCGGAGGCGGCAACGCACCGGGGAAGTGAACCACCGACACCGCATGCGAACCGCAAGGTTCCCCGGCCGGAAAGGGACGCGAAGGGTGACGACATGATTGTCTTAGGCGACCACCGCCACCACCCGCTGCTGAGATGCAGCCGCACGGCCACCCCGTCACGCGATACACCGACCCGGCATGAGGCGCTCATGCGAAGTGCCGGGCTTGATGGCTACTGACTGAGTAGAGCGCATTCGATGAGTGCGCTGCACTGAGTCACTAACAGGGAGAACACGCATGAGCAAGAAAATACGCACCCCGATTTTTGAGCGCGTTTGCACGATCACCGGTTTGTCGCATCCCATCCAATACGCCGTGAGCGGCAGCGGAAGGGTCTACCGGCGCTTCTGGATTAGGTCGGTGATTCCAGGTCGCGTTCGACGTGACGGGTCGCCAACGCCAAGCGGACGATGGGAATCGTGGTCTGCAATCGATGGAAGCCTCCCGAAAGAGGTTCGTGAGACCGGCAAGTTCGCGGTCATCTAACAGGTCGAAACACCACCGGCTCGGGCTTGACCGCCATCGTCCGGTGAGTGTCTGCCCGTGATGCGGGTACTGACGAGACCAGTCGAATTTATACCAACAGCGCCAACACGGCGCGGGAGTTTAAACATGCAGAAGTTCAACGAACGCGAGTCATGGCTCGCCGCTGCGGCAGTCATGCTGCAGCATGAGGTTTTCCCGGTTGCCGGTATCGATGCTGCCTCATGGGAGCAACGCAAGTACCGCGTGTCCTGCGGCTTTCCCATTGGCTACCGTGGCAGTCGCACCGGCAAGGTCGCGCTCGGCCAAGCCTTCGATCCGTCCATCTCTGCTGACGGCACGATGGAGGTGTTCATCAACCCGATTCTCGACAACCCGGTCGATGTAATCGCGGTTCTCGCGCATGAGTTGATCCACGTCGAGGCGGGTATCGCTTGCGGACATCGCGGTCGCTTTGCCTCGGTCGCCCGTGCAATTGGCCTCACTGGCCCCATGACGGCGACGGTTCCCGGTGACGAGTTGCGCGGCAAGTTGCAGCGAATCGTGGCTGACCTCGGCATCTACCCGCATGCCAAAGTCGATCCGAATGCCCGGAAAAAGCAAGGCACTCGCCTGCTGAAGTTGCAGTGCAGCGACTGCGGTTGGACCGCTCGTGTGTCTGCTCTGCAGGCGAATCGTTTACACGCTGCATCGACCTGCCCGGTCTGCATTGCAGTCGGCTCACTCAACGTGGAGGCTTGATCATGGCTGTCATCGAAAAGCGTTCATTCTCCCTGCCGCTGTCCGACAGCGACCGTTCGTACCTCAAGATGCATGCGGTTCGACAGGGCAAGTCGCCGAATTCCCCCGATGATGTTCTGGTAGCAATCTGGAACGGCATCGACCCGAAGGCGGCTCCCGCTGCCAAGTTGGACGCGGAGACCATCGAAGGGATTCGACGGGATGCCGTGGCTGCTGCCGTCGCTGCGGTCGAAGTGCATCGCCCGATTCGCATCGAGATCAAGCAGGGTTCCACGATCCGTATCCTGCCGAATGCTCATCGCCATGCGGTGTTCGCGGATGTTCTGGCCGCGCTGTCCGTTCGCGAGAATGTGTACTTGGTCGGACCCGCAGGCTCCGGCAAAACCACCATCGCCGCACAGGCTGCTGAAGCACTGGAACTGCCGTTCTACAGCACTGGCGCTGTCGGCATGGCGTACCAATTGCAGGGGTTCATCAACGCCGAAGGCAAGTACATGGAGACTGACTTGTATCGCGCCTACGTCAACGGTGGCGTGTTTTTGTTCGACGAGATCGACGCATCGAGCGCACAGGCGCTGCTTGCGTTCAACGCAATCGCCGCCAATGACCTCGCCGCCTTCCCCTGCGGCACGGTTAAACGGCATGCGGACTTTGTGATCGTCGCCGCTGCCAATACTTTTGGTGCCGGTGCTGACGCGCAGTATGTGGGCCGCGCTCAGTTGGAC